GCGGACAGAATCAACCAAATCACTACCCGACAATGCGTCAGCAACCGAGATATTCTCAATAACATACTCGGAACCACCTTTTGACTTCCAATACTGAGGACACTCACCCTCACCATCCCAGTCGTGAGCACCATAGTTTTCGCGATATTGAGTATTGATTACTAATTTCATGATGATTCCTCTTTAGATAATTGACCGTCAGATAAAGTATAGATAAGAACATTTGAAGACGTTTCGGGATTTTTGAAGACAGTAAGTTCATAACCATTGAAACAAATAACATCTTCAGTTGTTTTACCAGATTCGTAATCAGATTCGATACGCTTTTTGAGACTGGAAAGGCTATCCCACTTTTTAGAACAATAATCAATCATAAAAAATCTCACAGAGGGGGAAGGAACAAGATACAATTATAGTTCAAACTCAAACTTAAAGCAAGGTAAATTTTTGGCTTTTTAGACCTGACTCGCTTCAGTACGGTATGCGAGATCAAGAGTCCTGACATTTTCCTCGTGCATCTGGAGCAACTCAGCATGGGTGTATATATCATACCCAGTGAACAAGATTTCCTTCCCCTCGCACGCTCCAGAGGTGTCTCCGAAGTCTTTAGTGGTTAAGGCATCAACATCAAGGCTTAAAAGATTAGCAAGCTCAGTGGTGGTCAACATAGGTCTCTCCTCTCATCAATTTATAAGAGAATTCTACCCTATATTTGATCTCTGGACAAGACTTTTTTTAAACTATTTTTGTCTAAAAATGGACTTTCTTATAGCTTTTTAGCATAAAAAAAGGGGACTATTTAGTCCCCAATATTAGTGTAAAAAATAACCTATTTAGCCTAATGGTGAAGATGCAGCGTCTAGCCCATCCCAGAGATTATCAAGCTCTGTTTTGAACTTGCCTTGAGTCTTTTCAAATTCTTTAATCGCATCTGCCATCTTTTTATATTCGTTGCGGACTTCGATCCAATCCTTTTCTAGCTTCGCTACCTTTTCCGTTGAGGCTTTTGCATCATCCAAAACCTCTTGTTGCCTTTTGCCAATATTCTCAAGCATTGTTTGAAGCTCTGCTAGTTTGCCTTGCAGATGACTTATGTTGTTATCTTCAATCTTTGTTTCAATTGCTGTCAATTTAATTTGTTCAGACTCAAGAGTAACTCTTAATGTTTCAATTGCTTCGTTCGAGATAGTTGATACAGTTTCTTCTAATGCAGAAAGATTTTCTTCTATAACACCAACCTTTGAATAAAATTCTGATATAGCCCAAATACCACCACTAATGGTAGTGATAATAGACACCATGATTGCGATGTAAATCCCCTTAAATTTTACACCACCAATATTAAGTTCTGTTTCTTCGAGACTCATATACTACTCCTATTATGGTCCAGGATCTGAAATGGGTGGTGGGGGTGTTGTATTACCATCACCACTAAATGTTGGGTCAGGATTGAAAGCACCTGGATTTCCATCTGAAGCACCATTCATTGCTCCAGTCACCATTGTGCTTGGTCCAGTTGAACCCAAGTTTCCGTTGTCGTTATTAAACTGTGTTATATCAATTGATGCATCTTGAGTAACAATCACTTCTGTGACTAATCCAACAGGATCATATAATTTTGCATTAACATTATATCCTGGAGCTACTGCTGCATATGATTCTCCAGTTCCATAACTATAAGCACTATACATGTCATTCACATCAACTGGGGGTGTATCTCCATAGAACCCATCATATATTTCAGTTGTTGCTTGTGTCCAATTCACCTCACCTTCGTTATTAAAGAACATACCTTGTAACACAGTGTCAGTAGCATTATCCCATGTGATAGTCATTTGATCTGTCCAAGCATCATAAGAGACTGTTGAACTGGTTATATTAGATAATGTTGCAGCAGCATCGTAGTTGATCATCGCGAGAGCTGCAGCATCCTGACTAGCCCAAAGTGACGCAGTTGCAGCCTGTGCTTTATCCTCAATTGTATCCAATGATTGGTTAAATGTTTGTACTGTTGACTGATCAATCTGCACATCGTTTGCTCGAATATAATTTTGTAGATCAATTCTTTCTTCGTCTGATTGTGCATTAATTGCTTCAGTGTAGATTGCTTCAGCTTTACTAATCTCAGTTGCAGCATCGGCAAACATATCAATTGCTGCATCCATTTCATCTTTATTGTCTTCATAACTTTGTACTAATAAATGCTCTGCACTATAATAATTTGCATTTACAATGTCAAGAATCGACTGGTTGTAATATGCAGCTTCGATCAGATCTATCTTGTGTGCATCTGTTCTTCCCGCAACTGGAACGATTGCTTCATTTGCGAGTGATGCATCATTAGGTGTCAGCATACTCATTTCAACAACACTTGCTTGTGCATTACTTACTTGTGTGTTGATGTAATTAGCAGTGTTCACCAACTCTTGGATCTCTACATAATCACCAGTTGGTCTTAAAGGATTGATTCCTGGATCAATTAAATTGCCAAATGTTAAACTTTGAATTGATGTGCCTTGCGGATTACCAAATGACAGTGCGGTAACGATCAGAGATAGACTTGCCACTACCATCATCGCCATTTTTCGCATGTTCACCATTTCCGTTACCATTCGCATATTCTCCTATTCCGAGTATCGTGTGATAATATATTTTTTTATCCTTATCCAATTTTTTATAATTAGGAATAAAGATTTCAGGTTTTGTTTTTAACATCACAAAAGCAGATTTACCAACAATCACCTTTCCTTTCACTACAATTGGACAAGGTGTGCCACTCAACAACATTGCTTCCCATGTAGCAGCAGATTGACACATTCGTGTTATAGCTGCAATTTTCATGTTAAGTGTAAAGAGCATTTGAGCATCCTTTCTTCTATTACACTCTTCATCTTGTATGTAATCGCCTTTACTAAAACCTATAACTGTTGTTTGAGCACCAGCAGACTTTGATTTCAGACAACTATCATTACCAGCCGACATTAATGATGGTGCGGTCGCTGTTGCTACTGGAATCTCACTTGCACTTCCAGCACCATTATATTGATTAGTGTTTGTGACAGTTTCATTGTTGGAGTCCACAGTCGCACCTTGCTGGTTTGTGTTTAAATCACCAGACTGTGTGCTACTATTATTACTGTCTACATCCTGTGCAACTGCTACATTACAAAACAATAGCAAAGATATAATATATTTTCTCATTCCAATCCTTCACAATCAGTTTCAACTTTATTACTATTTATAACAATTAATGTCTTTTATGAGCTAAGTATTAATACCTATACAACAAAAAACACGACAAAAGCCGTGTTTTTTTCAATCTAAAACACATTTATGATATAGATTCTAATCGAACCATTAATCTTTCAGCACGATTTGTTACTTGTTTATGCCATCGAGAGTCTCGACCTTGAACTGCTGCTTCTTGCCAATCACCAACTTCGGCTGCAGCTACCATTTTCTTAAACTTACTCAGGCGAGTACGACCCATGTTAAACATCATGTTTGCGAATACTTGTTTTGCTTCTTCAGGATAATCTTCCCAACTCTCAAAACAAATTTCACAATCTGCTAATACGACTTGAACATCTTTATCAAATACTTCAAATACACGCTCTTCAGAGACTGGTGTACCAACTTCTTGACCATGCTCTGGATCTGAATCTAGAACCAAATGACCAATACCAAATGTGGCATAACCTAGATGGTCGTGGTATATTTCATTTACTTGACCTTCATCGATTACAAGTTGTTCTCTTAATTTTACAATATCCATAATCTCTCCTATAAGAATTTTTCTAAATCTGGTTTCCAATAATTTGGACCTTTAAGAATCTTGCCATCTTCTCGATAAATTGGTTTGCCATCTTCACCGAGTTTACTCATATTAGATTCGTGGACTTCATCAAATGTTGCATCTAGATCGATACCATATGCAGCACCAGCACCATAAACAACATATAATAAATCAGTAAGAGCGTCTGCGATTTCTGCTAAATCTTTTTTCTCTACAGCTTCACATAATTCTTCTAATTCTTCAGATATTAATTCAATACGCAAGCTCGCAACATCATCATCTACAAACTCAGCATCATCTTTGACCGCTTGTCCAAATGTTTGCATGAACTCACGAACTTTGTTATAATTAGTATTTGACATATTATTGTTTTTTACCAATGTTGTATTTTGTTTCAAGATTCCAGTCAGCTTTGTCCTTGTACGGCAAAACTTTAATTTGGTTCAAAGGAGCAATTAGCTCTTTTGTTTTATCATCATCCACCAACTTTATCAATCCCCACTCAGCCAACAAGTTCGCAATAGTATTGCGTCTTGCAACATCTTCATCACCAAAATTACTAGGCTTACCATCAAGGGCAAACAACTCTTTAAAGTGGACAATGTAATACTTACCTTGCTTATGCAAGATATGGCACGATTGATATAGGGTTTTGTTTTTATGAGATGCAACACCGATTCGTGTTAGTGTTTCTCGAATCTTTAGAAAATCATCATCATTCTTTAGTATAACTTCCACTAGACTATCCAGCATTTTTACCACCCTTATCTATTCTTCTTTTTATATCGCTGATTTGATCATCAGAAAGAATAGCAAGGGCTTGTTGGGTTTTAACATCGTTATAACCATAATACTCTTTAACACACGCCACATCACTGTCTTTCTGCTTCTTTTCCCATTTAGCATAACGCTTTTTTGGTCTAACAGTATTTATAAAAAAGTGGAACTGTGGCTTTTTATCTAAGTAGTGGCGTGTATTCATTTCGTTGGCAAGACCAACAGTATCTGCATGGTATGACAATGCACGATTTGTTAGGAAAGGTTCATAACCTTTCTCAGCAAGTTTATCATTATCAGTTCCAGTCATCAAGTCGACTTTGGAAGTGTTAATGGCATTAATGTAATCAAATGGATTAGACAATTTATTCTCCAGCAACAATGTTGATGAGCTTTTGCATGCGCATCACATCCATAACAATATCATGGCGTGGGTCATGTCCAACAAATTTATCAGCTAACTCCTCAGGAACAAAAGTGTTCTTTAGTGGAGAGCCATAAGACAAACCTTCAATGAATGATCGAGTATCTCGAATCAACCACCAGTCAAATGGATCTTTCTCATCAGAGTGAGCAAGCAGTGTGCGAAGAAAGATGGGATCAAATGAATTACCTCTTGTCCAAACCTTTCTTACTGGTTCAACATCAATCTTATCACAGAACCAATTATACAACTCTTTAATAGATTTGTCAAGAGGAGACGGTTTCAATAAAGCCTGAGCTTCTTTGGGTTGATTCTTCCACCAGTCTAGTGTACTCTTTTGGATAGTGCGACCAAGCTCAATCTGTTCAGCAACATCAAAGCGAATCATATGTGAATCATCAAGCAACTCTTCATATTCATATGGGTTAGTTAAGAATCTTTTCTCATCATATTGCAAGACAGCCAAGCTAACCGCAACACCATTCACCATATCTTGACTTAATGTTTCGAAGTCATATATCACACTATTCATAGTTTACCATTCCCTAACATCAAGAACACCAGACAAAACATAATCATTATTTTCTAACTCAAAACCTATTTCTTCAAGAGGACAACCAACTGCGTGTCCTGAAGATTCATGTAATGCACGAACATGTTTCTTATTATCATCATCCCAATACCCTTCAGTAATAAAATTATCACTGCGGTTTTTGGCACAAGAAAGAAACTCCCATTCCTCAAACACTTTGGATGGATCTAACTCATCATTAGAACCACTGATGATATGTTCTATTAAACCAACCTCATCCCAATTGCTTGGAGTGACGAGAATCTCTCCTAGATCCCATGTAGTATCAAGAGTAATATATTCAGCATCACGACCATAGATTTCATTGATCTTAAATGAATTATCTTGAGTAGTTGATAGTACATATTTTCCACCAATATCAATTTTCATTTTTTCCTCTCTCGTCTTGCTTCTGCGTTAATTTGTGGGACTTTATCACCAGTATATGCCCATATTAAAATTAATACAAATATGAATGTGAATGTGATCATGCTTCTTTGTCTTGATCCCATACACACTTGTTTAATTGTTTTCGATTTTGTTTTATCTTTGCTTTAAGTTGATCTAATCTTAATGCAAGTAACCAACTGTCGCCTCGTCTTTCAGCATCATAAAATACAGAAGCAGTAAACATAATCATGAACAATATACCCATGTGGGCAACAAGACTCACGCCCATATAGATTACACTGCCAATATAAAGACCAAATGCAATACACCACATCCAAGCAAGAACAGTCATAATCCAAAGTCTTGATACTGGGTCTGGAATATGACGCAGTGGATTTTTATTGTGATCCATTACTGAATTATAAAGATCATAAAGCCATAAAAAATAAAGTTTCATATGTTACTCCTTATTACTTCCATTCACAATCAATCATCATTTCAGTCAACATAGCCATCATGTTGATCTCAGCATCAGCTGCAAATGCAGCCTTGTACTGATAGTCAGCTAATGTAACAACAACCTGAGGAACGCTGTTCGGCTCAACATACTCGCCAATTGTATCATAGATTGTTCGGAATACCTGAGATGTATCACCATCAATATTCTGAGCAACCCATTTACGAACCTTGCTGAACTCCTTTTCCTTCATAGACTTCATCAAGTCCTTCATATTCAAGTCAGCAAAGTTTACTAGGATTCCAGCATCAATCTTACCAGTCCCAGCATAACGCTGAAGCTCATTCAAGACTCTGCGATTATCAGGGAAGTGACGCTTCACAACTTCAGCTACAACTTTCTTATCATAGTCGACTTGCTCGTTATCAAGTATAATACATGCACGCTTGAATAACTCAGAAGCAAGTTTTGGTTTGTCTTCGGGAGTTATTTTAAATTCAACGACAGAGCATCGCGAGTGTAGTGGCGAAATAATCTTGTTCACAAAGTTACATGTTAAGATAAATCCACAGTTGGCACTGTACTCTTCCATGAAGTTCCGAAGAGCTGGTTGAACAGTGTCTGCATTAAGATAGTCAGCTTCATCTAGGATGACATATTTTCTGCCACCTGCCAAAGACATAGAAGAGGCAAACCCTTTTATCTTAGTCCGCAATGTATCAATTAATCGACCTTCATCTGATCCATTGATTACAATATAGTCACATCCCAACTCCTCAAGCATTGCTTTGGCGATAGTTGTTTTACCAACACCAGCAGTACCTGTGAGTAATAAGTTTGGAACATTTTTGTTATCAACAAATGTCTGGAAAGTTTTCTTCAAACTGTTTGGTAGGATTGTATCAACCACAGACTGTGGGCGATACTTTTCAACATACAAAAATTCTTGTTGCATAATATAATTTCTCCTCAATGTCCATCTATTCTACTACATGATGGGTTAAATGTCAAGTATTGCTCCTAACATATTCTTCAATATCATATTTTGGTGACCAGCCAAGATCTTTCAAGTCAGAATTATCAGCAGTGTTATCCCATGCCTCACATTCTTCACCTGCTCTAACCTCTGCATTACATCCAGCTAATTCACCCAGCTCAGATACAACCACACCTTTACCAGTTCCAATATCATAGACTGGTTTTAATTTATTCAGATCTTTATCCATAAGTAAGATTATTGCGTCCACTACATCATCAACATGAATGAAGTCACGGATATGATTTGTTAAGTAATCAACACGACCATCAATCAAGCGACCAATGAGCATTGAATCTCTTGCTCCCTCACCATAAACTGTAGTGAACCGTAAACCCACTTGATTGTAAAATGCAGTTTCTTCATTTATCTTTTTGCTCATACCATACGGTGATAAATGCCAGTTATGGACACAAGAAGAAGATGCATACAATAATGGTATCTCACTGTTGTGGCAATATTTTTGAAGTTTAGTTGTAAGTGAAACATTATTATCCCAATACTTTTGTGGATGGTTAATGCTTTCTCTAACATTCGCAAATGCTGCAAGATGAATCACATAATCAGTGTCTAATTCCAATCTATTAGTTCTGGGATCAAGATCTTCTAAAGATTTGCCAATCTTAGAGTCCCACTCATCAACAATGTGACCTAATGATTCAAGTCTTGACTTTACATGACTGCCAATAAAACCACGAGAACCTGTGACTGTTACTCTCATAAAACTTTCCATCCTGTGACAGTGTTAGTGCGGAATGATCTCCAAGCCTGAACATCTATCCCCCAAACTGGAATGTCTGCTGAATTTGCATTCACAGCTGATACTGTGATACTAGATCCAGCTTGCTCACTTATAATCTCGGGGTTGAGAGTACAAGGCATCACCCTTGTACCCCCACCATCAACTTTCTCATATGTGACTTCGACAACGCCATCTTTGAGATGTTTTACCAGATTATTTACAGCTGATGACAACATTTTATCCTTTCCTCATATTATACAATCGCATAGATATCTGTACTTTCTACCCAGCAAGTATATCCATATTTTTTTAATCGTTCCAGAAGAAGATTACAATCTACATGGGAATGTTCTATCTTAATTAATGTTGGTTTTATACCAAAGCTAAACCCCTCAAAGACATTTGCTTCATGCCCTTCAACATCAATCTTTAGAAAGTCTATATGGTCAATATTATTCTTACTGATGTAAGAGTCTAATGTCATAGCAGGAACTGTTATCTTTGCATGGTTAAAGCGTATATTATCTGGAATATCCAGAAGTTTTTCTCCCATATGTTCATCAGTGTCAACATGTCCGATACCTCTGACCCAGCTATCAGTTGCTATGCTCTGTCTGAATGGGACATAACCATCTATATCTGAAATGGCAAGATTATCAACTTGGATATCATATGGCTTTGCTTGTTCAGACATAGTTTCAGCATATCGTGGATCAGCTTCAACCATGTAGCCAGACCAACCAGATTTTGCTAGAGGAAGGCATGTTCCAAAATCGCACACGCCTACCTCTAGAAAGACTTTATTAGGCATACTTGCTCCCAGCTTCAGTTGCAACCCAATACTCAACAACAGATCCTTTGAAGTTTGAGATACCTTTAGATGATACATTCACCTTATAATCATCAGCCATGAACTTGAGATTTTCAGTCTTAAAGATAAACTCAAACTCAGCTTCAGTGACACCAACACTCAATCCAAACTCATTAGATGTTGGATTCTTGGTATCAGTAGCAACCAAAGAGATAGATCCATCAACACCACGAACAACAACTTCTGGTAATGATAATTGATTTGCAGCATTGACCACTTTCTTATAGTCGGCTTCACTCATATCAAAAGTTACTTCTGGATCAGGCAATTCAAGATCCTTTTCTGGTGGTGATACAACCATAGATGGATCAGTGTAAGTGTAACGCGAAGTGCTGTTACCACCATTCTCTTTGATAGTCATAGATTTGTCACCAAAGTCTATGTCTGCATCATCAAACAAGCTAGTGAGACCAATAAACTGATTCAACTCATAGATCGCAAAGTCTTGAGGAAACGACTCATTCACAACAGCAGAAGCAAGAATGTTCTTCTGTGGTGACACTGTACGCAAAACATTACCTGCTTTGAATACAAGAGACGGATTAATGGTGGAAAAGTTTTTCAAAACTTCAAAAGTGTTATCGCTTAATTTCATGGTGATTCCTCATTATTTAAATCGTGATTGTGTAATGCAATCAATGCATAGTGTAATACTTTCAATAAATCCTTGCGGTTGTAACCGTCTTTCCTGCCATAACGCTGAACATACTTCAATACATTACCCAACGCAAACCCCTCGCCATGACCACAGTCAATAATGAACTCTGTTGACTGAAACTTATTCTTTGAATAGTGCTCAGAATAAGTAGCATTAACATAGTCACGCAATTCATCAATCAACTCACCCTCATTAAATTTGTAGAGTGTTATGTCAAAAACATCAGAAGATTTGTTAGAAGGAACTAATGGCTCATTATAATGTTCCAAAGAGTCATTATACCTTATTGGCTTGTTTCTGTCAACCTCAGAATAATATTCAGCAGTGTGTTCATAATTATCTTTCTGTTTGGAAGATGATTTTTTTCTCAGCTGATTCCATTCCTGAGGAGTAGCATCGTCAATACTTTTGCCCATTACTTCCTCCCTCGTTTTTTCTTTTTCTTGCCTTTCTTTAACACAGCTTCGTCTGCAGTAGCACTAACACCGAGTGCAGCAAGATCAGGTAAAGAACCACCGAAGTGATAAGTGCCGACATGAACCATCTTCATCCAAGGACACAACCAAGTTTCAACACCAACCTTTTCCATCCACTGACAAAACATGTAATCTTCTGACAGATATCGTCTTGAATCTGGATCAATTAGTGCTTGGAAATACATCATGATTTCTCGCGATCCATCAAACTCAGTAGTCCTGATATGATCAGGCAGGTATGTGAAGTCAGGATATGCTTCAGCAAACTTTTCAAATGCTGACCGCTGAACCATCATGAATCCAGTACCACCCTCAAGAACCTTACATGGTCTGTCAATCCTAATTTGACCACCCTGAGTCTCTTTGGGGTTGAAAACATAATCACCAACAAACTTCTCAAGCTCATTTGGGTCTTTGTCAGCAAAACCTCTATCAACAGCTGTCTTAATTTTCTCCCATGCAATCGTTTTCTTGGGATATGGACCACACATTATCTCTTTGCGATCTTCAGCATTAACATCAGGATCCATAAAAGCAGCAAGAGACAAAACATCATGAGGATCAAACCCAATATCAGAATCAATAAACATTAAGTGGGTGCAGTCACTTCGTAAAAATTCATCAACACAATAATTTCTAGCACGAGTGATTAATGATTCATTAAATAAGTAGAAAAAGTTTAGGCTGACTTCATATGCTTGACACAGTTTGGATAAATCCGCACATGCCTTTGCGTACATACCATGACAGTTACCACCATACATTGGAGTCGCGACCATAATCTTTCTTTTGCGCAACTCTTCTAATTTTATTTCCATCGTGTTTCCTCTTTTAATTTTGCGATGTAAAGATTATATTCCAAAATGTGAAAAAAGTCAACCCGAAGATTGACTTCCTTCACAAGAGAGATATTAAGCAGCAATTTCTTCAGGCTCTTCAGCCATGTCATCAACTGTGCCAGCATCAGCATCAATCTTTGAATAGAGATCAAGGAATGATGTTTTGGTGTCTTCATCAAAACGATTAATACACATATTAATCGCAGTCATCCGACCACCTTTATCACCAAAGATCTTATATGCTTTGGCAATATGAACAAGACGACGAGTCGAGATAACTTCATCAATACCGCCATCATAAAAAGTCTTGCGGATAATGTCAGCCCAATCAACAAGTTTGGTTACAAACTCAGAGTCATCTAGACCGAGACTAGCGAACACTTCATTCAAGATTCGTTTCTCAGTGCTCACTGGAGGATACTCCTGCTCGCAAGTAATAGGGAATCTTTCAAGGAATGCTTCATTCAGCACATTAGTACCAATAAAGCGACCATCATCAGATCCTTTACCTTTGGTGTTAGCAGTAGCGATAACATTAAACCCAACAGCAGGATTAATATACTCACCAGTCTTTTTGATAAAATATCCTTTACCCTCAAGGATAGACTGAAGACACATAATCTTTGCTGGATTACCCAGATCGATCTCAT